AACGGGTACGGGCCAGGGCGGGGCGGGCGATGCCAGCGATGCGGCCAAGCGGTTATCCGAGGCCGTGCTTGCAAAGGTCCGCGAGAAGTTGGGCGCGTAATGTCCGACGACATCGAGACGCTATCCGCCGCAATCGCAGACAGCGTGATCGTGGACGCTTGCGAAAAGCATGTCAAGGTTGCGCTCGCTCATTCGCTGTTTACCGCATTGGGCTTTCATCTGGTCAAGTCGCCCGGTCACGTCGTCCGGCCCAACTGGAAAGAGCGGGACCGTTTCCTTGCTCCATACGACAAGCGCATGAAGTCGATTCTCCGCTCGTTATGGCGGGAGGAAAAGCGGGCCGTGTTGGCGAACATGCGACGCACTCCCGTTCTCTCGCTCCCGTCAAGGGGCATCTCTTGTAAGTCTGACCTGTCGGATATCGATCAATGGCTATACCAAGAATCGAAATACGTTGATACGCTAGCCGACAAGGTCGCATCCGGGCTGACCCCGCTTGTCAGGGCCGCTATCCTTCGCGCTGTTACCGAGCATGATCTTGATATCGCTTTTGATGTTGTGAATCGACGGGCACTGAATTGGTTGCACGCGTACGCGCCGAAATTATCCTGGCACGTCGAGCAAGAGACGTTGGCTACGCTCCGGAGTCAGTTATCCGCCGGTATTGCGGCGGGCGAGAACATGGACAAGCTCCGTAAACGGGTGAGCGAAACCTTCGGCGACATGGAGAAATGGCGGGCGGAGAGAATTGCGCGATCCGAGACGATACGCGCCCAAGAGCAGGGCAATCTCGCCGCATGGAAAGAGGGTGGGTTTAGTCAAAAGGTGTGGCTAGCAAACCCTGATTGTTGCGACATCTGCCAGGATTTAGATGGCAAGGTTGTCGATATTGACGAACCGTTTTTTGACGATCACTACGGCGACGGCATGGCCCCGCCCGCGCATCCGAATTGCCGGTGCAGCGCGTCTGGCTGGGCGGAGGGCTGGTAGCGCGCGGTTACAAACCGTCGGTACTTATTGCTAGGTGCCGACGTTTTGTAAGCGACTCCGGCTAGCGCGGAGACGCAATTAGCGGCTGGCGTCCGCGAAACAAACGCCGCCGGGAGAGTAAGCCCCGTTGCAACGGGCGGCCCGGCTTTGTTTACCCTAGGGCGGACTCCCCCTGATAGGCCAGAGAGTCCCCGGAAGGCGTAACCGGGAAATTCCTTTCGCCAGCGCATCATTTTTGACACGTTGCCGAAATGATTTGCAACCGAGATACCAAACATTTGGTATTTCCGTCTGATAAACGCGGGCGTGGACTTGGCGCCGGACATGGTTCCGACTTGGTACATACCGGCGATGCCCGTGACGGTTTAGGTCCGTTAAGCACACTTTCGCCGGTTTTCCCTTTTTCGATTGCAGGCAAGACAAGCGGCTAGTCGGCGGCCTCATAAGCCGCATTTGCCCGGTTCGACTCCGGGGCCTGCTATTACATGGTTGCAGTCTGAATAGGGGGACGCTAGCTTGTCACGCTAGAGGTTGCGGGTGCAAGTCCCGTCGGCCCTGCTTTTGGTTCCCTAGCTCAATTGGTAGAGCATCGGCCCGTTAAGCCGAAGTGTCAAGGTTCGACCCCTTGGGGAATCGCAACTTCAATCCCGTCGAATTCCACGGGATTAGACGCAATTCCTAGGTAAATGTTCACGGTTTTGTGAACGTTCGGGAAACGTGAACATGAGCGAACGTTGAACGGAGGAGGGTAGCATGTCAAACGATAATGACGGCGAGAACGCGGTTGACTTTTCACTCCACATAACCCGCGTCGAAAATGGGTACGTTGTCAGCGAAAACGAGGACGTGTCGGTTTACGAGGAGCCGTCCGGGGACGATATCACCCCAGACCCCGATACGCTTGCCCGCGTACTCTGGCACGTTGTCGAATACTTCGGCGGCATCGGTAGCAAACATGATGCCAGGCGAATCCAAATCACGGTTGAACCAGGTAGCGATTACAACGGGCCATCAAACGAGCGGCCCGATTAAATAGACGAACAGAGAGAGGCGGAGATATACATGGAACTGCAAAACAAGACGGGGCGTCTTTTTGATGCATATCCCGATTTAGCGCGGGAATACGCCAAGCGGCTTCATCGTAAAAAAGAAGACATCGAATTCGTTCAAAAATTCTTTGTCTCCGAAAAAGCCGAGGCCGTCGGAGCGGAACGGGCCATCATTTCACATATCACAACCGAGTCCGTTGACCGGGACAATGAAGTCCTGCTCCCCAGTGGAATGAAAGCGGATCGGTATGAGAAATCCGGAAAGCCCGTGTTCTGGGGACATGATTATGCGGAGCCGCGAACGGTTGTCGGTCAATGCCAATGGCTGAAAGCGGACCCGAAGAAAAAGGGCATCATCGCCAAGACCGCCTTCCGCAATACGGAGTTTGCCGATGAAGTCTACCAGCTCTACACGGAGGACTTGACCGGACAGGGGCCGATACTCAAGGGTTTCAGCGTCGGCTTTATCCCGCTGGAATGGGAAACAGGGAAGAAGGACGGCGATCCGCGCCGGACGTTCACGGCTTGGGAACTTCTCGAGTACTCGTTCGTAAGCATCCCCTGCAACGCCGATGCCGTAACCGTCTTGGAGCAAAAGGGTATCAAGCTCTGTAGCCAGCTCCGGAAGGACTTGGGCGTACCCGAAAAGGGAACAAATGTAACCGAAAAGGATACGGAGGATTTGGGGTTGGGTAAAAGCATGGAAATTGATCCGGACACAAAAGCGGACGCGAAAATTCTTGACGAAGACAAAAATCCATCCGAATATGACATCATATCGGCTATTCAAGCGGCGCTTAACGGTCAGGGTTCTGGTGAATTATTGTCCGTTGGGTACCGGAGCGTATTAGCGCTTTTTCCCGTCGATTATCCTAGCGGTCATTGTGTTTGGGGTAGACGTGACAATGACGATACATATCACCAATACCGTCAGGATTACACGTTCGCCGACGGCAAGGCGGAATTGATCGGTGAACCCGTTGAGGTCGTTGTTACGTATCAGGACAAGGCCGTACCGGTGACAGAGACGAAAAACGTTACCCCCGCCGACTCTCCGGCCGAGGGCATGGCAGACCTTGCCTCCGCGCTTGCCGCGCTGAACGCAAGGCTTGACGGCATAGAGGCCCGGCTGGCGCCGCCGCCGTCAACGCCGCCGGTTGCGACTCCGCCCAACGCGCCGCTCCCGGTGATTGACCCGGACGCGGTTGACGTGATCGAAATTGAGCCGGAGCCGGAGATTGACCTGTCGGACATTCAGCCCGCACAGGTTCACGTCCCGGCAACCCCGCCGAAGTCGGCAACGTCCGCCCCCGTTGTTACCGAGGCCGACGTGCTGGCCGCGATCGACCGGCTAGACCTGCAATCAATCATCAAGCAAAACGTGGACCTAGCCCTGGATAAACTCCGGGGCCGAGTCCGATAAATCATTTTCATCACGCGGGCATACACGCCCCCGGATACACGCGCCGCGCCCCCGCGCCCGAATGAGCGGAGATGTTAGGCCGAAAGCAAGCCGATGGAGACGGACCCCAAGCCGTTAGTTGGCCCCGCTTCCACGCCGGAGACATTAGCAAGTCGAGTCGTAGTGCCGCATCGTGTCCCGAGGCCGCCCGCTGTACACGCTTTCACACAAAGTAAATCTCACAGGAGAGATAATCAAATGGCTACTATGACGAAAGATGAGCTTGACCAGCTCATTGCAAATAAGGTTGCCGAGAAAGTCGGTGAGGCCGTTGGCCCCGCCGTCAAGTCCGGCCTTGAAGCCGTAAAAGCCGAGTGGAACCCCAATCCCGCCGGCGACAAAATCGACGACGAACAGGTCAAGAAAGAGACGGCCGGGAGCATGGGCTTCAAGTCCTTCGGCGAATTTCTGACCACCGTTCACGCGGCCCGGAACATGGGCCGGGGCGATAGCCGCCTGCGGTATATGACCAATGACGGAAAGATCATTGGCGACATCGACGGGCATGACCTCAAGGGCATGAATAAGCCCGTTTCTCCCGATGTTGCGGCCAAAACCGCGCTCGCGGGTACCGCCGATTCGACCGG